AGTATTGTTGAAATGGACGGACCTGATCCAGCGTGAAAATCCTGACATCATTATCGGCTACAATATATTTGGGTTTGATTATGAGTTTATGTTTCGTCGATCACAAGAAAACAACTGTGAACGCGAATTCTTAATGCTATCTCGGAAATTAAATGAATTGTGCGCAAAAACCGATCGCGACAATCCATCGGAACTGCATATTGAACATACGAAATTGCAGATTGCAAGCGGTGAATATGACCTCCGATATTTTAAGACGACAGGTCGCTTACAAATTGATATGTATGCCTATTTTCGTCGTGATTTCAATTTGTCTTCTTACAAATTGGATGATGTTGCTGGTCAATATATCAGTGATTCTGTCAAAAAAGCAATTTGTAGCGAACATGCGAAATTCGGTAAGGTTACTGAGTTGTTCAGCAACAATCTGATGGGACTTCGCATAGGAGATTTCATTCATATTGAACTAACTGGATTTACATCGGATTATTACAGAGATGGTAAGAAATTCAAAGTTATCGATATTGACTATGATCGAGAAGTAGTAGAGATAACGGGCGGTGTGGAAAAAACTAAGAAATACAATGTTATTGTGGTAGGCGGACACGAAATGATTGATCAATCCAAGTCCATCAAGTGGGGCATGGCAAAGGATGATGTGACCCCACAGGACATTTTCCGATTATCCAAAGGGACATCTAGCGACCGAGCAATTGTAGCCAAATATTGTATTCAGGATTGCAACTTGGTACATCATCTCATGAACAAGATCGACGTTATCACAGGATACGTAGAGATGGCAAATATTTGCAGTGTTCCAATCAGCTTTCTTGTTTTCCGCGGACAAGGTATCAAGCTCACCAGTTATGTTGCCAAAAAATGCCGCGAGAAAAATACACTCATGCCTGACGTAGAAAAACCGAAAGAAGCAGAAGGATATGAAGGCGCCATTGTCCTACCGCCCAAATGTTCCATGTACATGGATAATCCAGTGGCGTGTGTTGATTATTCCTCTCTCTATCCATCTTCCATGATCAGTCAAAATTATTCACATGATAGTAAGGTATGGTCAAAAGAATATGATCTAGAGGGTAATCTTATCAAAGTTGTTGGAGATAGAGATAGAGACGGTAATTTCGTATATGACAACTTACCTGAATACCAATATATCGACATCAAATTTGACACATACAAGTATTTACGCGATCCCAAGAGACCCGCTTCTAAGGCTGAAAAGACAAAAGTAGGATCCATGATGTGTCGTTGGGCTCAGTTTCCCGACGAGAAAAAAGGTATCATGCCGTCAATTCTAGAAGAATTGCTCAAAGCAAGAAAGGATACTCGTAAAAAAATCAAGACAGAGAGTGATCCATTTATGCAAAACATTTTGGATAAACGACAACTTGGTTATAAGGTGACTGCAAATTCATTGTATGGTCAATGTGGATCTCGTACATCTACTTTCTATGAGAAGGACGTTGCTGCATCTACTACTGCAACCGGTAGAGAAATGATCATTTATGCAAAGCGTATGATTGAAGAGGTATATGGGAATCTTGAATACAAGACTATCAGCCATGGAACTGTACGTACACGCGCAGAATACGTCTATGGTGATACCGATAGCGTCTTCTTCACATTTAATCTAGAAGATCCAGTGAGCGGAGAAAAGATTCGAGGTCAAAAGGCACTCGAGATTACAATTGAAATCGCACAAGATGCAGGTGCATTGTGTACCAGTTATTTGAAAGCACCCATGTGTTTAGAATATGAAAAGACACTGATGCCATTCATTCTCTTGTCTAAAAAGCGTTATGTAGGTATGTTATACGAAGAAGACCCGAATAAGGGATATATGAAATACATGGGTCTTTCTTTGAAACGTCGCGATTCATGTGATTATTTGAAGGATGTGTATGGTGGTATCCTAACTATCCTGATGAAAGAAAATAATATTCAACAAGCCATTGCGTTTCTAGACGATTCTCTCAATAACTTGATCGACGGTAAAGTCAGTATGGACAAATTGGCAATAACAAAGGCTCTCCGTAGTGGCTATAAGAACCCTGACCAGATTGGGCATAAAGTACTGGCCGATCGCATAGGTAAACGAGACCCAGGAAACAAGCCTAAACCGGGAGACAGAATGAAATTTGTATTTATTGTAAACGATCAGAAGAAGGCGCTCATGGGGGATAAAATAGAAACACCCGAATTTATTATTGACAACAAACTGAAGATTGATTACACGCATTATATCACAAACCAGTTGATGAAACCATTGCAACAATTGTTCGGATTAGCTCTAGAGCATATTTGGACAATGCAAAATAAAAAGGCTGCGATTAAGACATATCACAAAGAGTTGGTCAAAATGGAACAAGAATATCCTGATTTGGAGGTTTATATGAAACGCAGAGAGAAGTATTGTTCAGCAAAAGTAAAAACACTGTTGTTTGATCAAGTATTAAATAAGATCTACAATGATAAAAATAATATCCAAATGATAACTTCCTTCTTCCAGCGATAAAATACTTGGTAGGGAGGCAGTTTTGGTGTAAATAACAATATACAGATATGATAAATTGTTATTTTTTTATGTTTTCTACTCACCCGTGGATCCAAATATAGAACGATTTATTAGGTTATCAGATGCATCAAATTCTTCACTCATTGTGATTGGTATTTCAATGCGGTAAGAATGAGTAGGCGTATTTGTTAGTGCATCTTGAATATATTGAGTAAGTACACTAGTTATTTCGGATGAAACATTTTCAAATACTTCATTTAGATTTTGCACAACACCACTAATATCATATTCTTGTCGTTGAGTTGTAAATGTGGTCGAAGTAGTTGTACCATATTGTATTGCATCGTCATCGTCATCATTATCATCGTCATCATTATCATCGTCATCGTCATCAACGTCCATATTATTACTATCATTATCACTCACTTCTGTCAATTGTGGCTCTGTATATGTACGAATATCAAACCTACATATTGGACATCTGACATTTGTTTCAAACCAACCATCGAACGATGTACGTTTAAAACAATGACCACAATGGCGTATTCTGCGCACTTGGTCTCCTTCTTGGAATTCTTCCAATGTGATCGGACATTGCGTATTCGTTAGTTCCATAGTGGGGTTGTATTCAAATAATTCAGTTGATCTGTCGATTTCTTCTTCAGATGGTGTTATTATAACATCTTGAAATAAACTAGTCAAGTCTTGAAGTGGCTGTTGTTGTGCAATATATTGACGATTTCCGGACAAGTCTAAACTCGGAAATAGTAAATAAGACAATGGATTGTGAATTGGCTGAGAAGCCCGGAATGGATGTCTATTCGAGAATGTTTGTCGCGCAGGTACATGACGCGATCGCATTGGCGGAATATTTTCATTTGAAGAAACCGTATTTCGCGTCATATCACGAATAAGTTCTAAAAATACATGGGTTTCACGAATATAATTCTGCATATTACGTTGATATTCTGCGATATTTGTATTGAAATTACCCATTATTTCGCGAATAGCATGTAAATAAACGTGATTGATATCACGTTGTGGAGTGGGTCTATTGATTCTAGGTGCGGGCATGGTTGGTCGATGATTATATACAGGGTTTCGTAAAAGATCTGCAATTAAATTTTGTAAGTCGGAATCAATTCCAGTATTCATATAAGGTCTTTCCATATTTATGTCTTGATTATAATATAAAGATTGTGTTTATATATAGTTATACGAATAATAATTTATCTATTGCAATGGACTTGTCAAAATATCATAAAAAAGGTTTGGTTGGACTAGAAAATCTAGGGAACACATGTTTTTTAAACACATGTATGCAAATTCTTAGTAATACTTATGAATTGAATGCTTTTCTAGATTCAAATGAATGTAAAAAACAGATGAAAACGAATATCCCCGAAAGCGAAATTTTGAGTGAATGGAATGATCTACGAAAAGTTATGTGGAGCGGTAATGGCATTGTTTCTCCGAAACGGTTTGTGCATAATATTCAACAAATTGCTGGCAAAAAGGATCGTGAACTATTTACTGGATTTGTACAGAATGATCTGCCCGAATTTCTCCAATTTTTCATGGAATGTATTCACGTTAGTATATGTCGTAAAGTAAATATGAAAATCAGCGGTAAGACCGAGAATGCGACAGATAAGCTCGCAATACAATGCTATACTATGCTTAAGGATACTTATTCAAGCGAATATTCTGAAATCATGGACATGTATTATGGAATTTATATGTCAGAAATCCTTTCCAAAGAGAATAACCAATGTTATTCAATCAAACCAGAAAGTTATTTTATATTGGATTTGCCAATTCATGCTAATAATTATATAGTAAAAAATCTCTATGACTGTTTCAATTTATTTACAAAACCAGAAATAATGGAAGGAGAAAATGCATGGTTTAATGAAAAAACCAATACAAAGGAGGCCATCCGAAAACAGATTTCTTTTTGGAATTTTCCGAATATTGTTATTATTACACTCAAGCGATTTAGTCCAGACGGGCAGCGAAAGATGAACGTACCTATTGATTTCCCGTTGGATAATTTAGACTTATCTTCTTATGTGCGCGGATATAATAGATCGTCATATAAATATGATTTAATGGGTGTCTGTAATCACATTGGAGGCATATCAGGTGGACATTACACTGCGATGGTTCGTAATTCAGAGTCAAACTGGATACATTTTAACGATCGAGATGTCGAATTAGTAGAGGATCCACGGCATGTCATATCTCCATTGGCTTACTGTTTAATTTATCGTAAAAAAAATAACCTTCTATAATATACGATAGACTTTCATTGAAAATGGCCTCTTCTGATAATCCCACAACTCTACCAGAATCGGATGATACAATCCAAAATAAACAAGCAACAGAAGATACAACTCAAAATAAACAAGCCACGGATGAAACCAATGTGTTGTCCAATTCTTTTGAACAACTTCTAACGAAAAATAATGTTATGTTGTTAATTGGATTTTTAGGCATATATTTCATTGCCTATTATCTCCTCGGATCAGTATTTAATAGAGGAGAAGGTGCTCCGTCTGCTTTCAATATGGGTCTAAGTAGGACAATAGATCTCATGTTTTTGCTAGTCCTCATCATGATTGGCTACGTGGTTTATGACACTTACGATAAGAATCCCGACAGTAATTTATTTGGCGATTTTACCAAATCAGTTGCCGATTACGTGAGTGATCCGTTCTCTGCATTCACTACAGCATTGTTTATCGGAATCTTCTATGTTATTATTTACCTCTTTCGTATTCCTAGAGAGGCTGGAGTAAAACCAATCTTTATTTCACTAGTGGAGAACACGTCTTGGATATTACTGGCAATTATTTTGATTCTCGATTTTATTAACTACGTATTGGGAATCTCTTTTTACGACTTATTTCCTTTCCTAGATACCTCTGCGAAAACGATCCCAGAAGAAGAAACCAAACCAGAAGAACCTACTGAGAAATGTGAAGGAGAAAATAACAAACCACATGATCCTGATGCAGAAGTTTTCAATATTTCTAATAATAGGTATACATATCAAGACGCGCAAGCAATATGTAAATCATACGATGCTGAATTAGCGACATATGATCAACTTGAGACTGCTTACAATAACGGTGCAGAGTGGTGCAATTATGGGTGGTCAGACGGACAAATGGCACTGTTTCCTACACAGAAGAATACATGGCAGAAATTGCAAGATTTAGATAAAAAAAATGCAGGTAGTAAGAGACGAAGTGTCAAAAATAATTGCGGTAGACCAGGTATTAATGGAGGATACTTTGAAAATCCATATCTCAAGTTTGGTGTAAATTGCTTTGGAAAAAAACCAAAGGCAACTGATGCAGATATTGTGCGCATGAATGCAAAGAATGAAGTTGTCTATCCAAAGACACCAGAAGATATTATTTTGGATAACAAAGTTGCATATTGGAAAAAAAATGCCGATAAAGTTTTAAATGTCAATTCATATAATACGCAAACATGGTCTGAACGTATGCCAAATCCAACAAATAATGAATCAAATGCTAAAAAAGCAGCCTAATAACTGTATTTGCATTACATAACAAACATAATGTTGTTATGTAAATAAATGTCTAAGATCCGTATAGGCAATCCATTTTATGCATCTATCAAATATTGTGTGCAAAAAAGATTAATTATCCGATTTTCTTACCTAATTGATCAAACATTTCCTTATTGTAGACAAAATTGCCAGTGGGTTGGTATTCTTGTACGGGGGTATACTCTTTTCCGCCTTTTTGAAGAACATTTCGACGTTCATTAAACAATCCTGCGTTCGGATCAGATGGATCTGATTGTTCTTCATTCTCTTGATCTGCATATTTGTCTCCGATAACATTGCCCTTTTCGTCAATAATTTTCCCTGTTTTCTTTTTAATCTCATGTCGAACATAAGAAGGCACCCAATTCTGCCACGATACAAAAAGTGTATTTGGATGTACGTATTTCACAGCAAATCCATTGGCTTCCAATTTTACGACTAAATAACCTATGCAATCACCTTGGTTATATATAGGTTCTCCAAATATGTATTCAGGTACAGTAAACCAAATATATTTATCGTTGTTTTTTGATTTGGTGGTGGATTGTATCCTCCGATGAACTCGGTTCAATATCTTATTGAAAATGGACAGTTGTTTTTGGTCGCGACGATGGTTTTTATCGTACAATTCGTCAATATTGATTTTTCCAGTGGTTTCTTCGTCGTCTGCAAGGAGAAAACACGACATTGGTGAAAATGATAGGATATATTATACTGTCGTTAGAAAAAACATAGAAAAAACATACGTATAGATTCATATAAAATGGATTGTAGTAATAATGAGTTGTGTATACGCCATTTGGTGATCGCGGGCGGAGGCCTTACTGGGTTCTCCTATTATGGTGCATTAAAGGAAAGTTGTCGGCAAGGTGAATGGAAACTATCAAATATACAGTCTATTTATGGATGTTCTTATGGCGCATTTCTCTCTGTTCTCATCGCATTGGGTTATGATTGGGACGATATAGATAATTACTTGATCAAACGCCCCTGGCAAAACGTATTTAAATACGATATCTATTCGTTATTCGATTCTATAACCAACAAGGGTTTTTTTTCAGTCAAAACATTTGACAGTGTTATGTCTCCATTACTGCTTGGGAAAGATTTGGATATCAATATAACCCTAGGTGAATTTTATCAATACACACATATTGATATTCACATGTTCACTACAGATGTTCATCAATTTCAACAGATTGATCTTTCGCATAAAACCCATCCAGATTGGCGAGTTATCGATGCAATTTATTCGTCATGTGCAATACCTATTATTTTTGCACCCTTAAAACAAGGGTATTCCTATTTTTATGATGGGGCTTTTTTTTCAAATTACCCAGTAGAAGAATGTGTTAAAAATGGGGCAAAACCGTCAGAAATATTAGGCATATCTGGTACATTCAATACAGCCGAAAAACAAACGATAACGACAGACTCGTCGATGTTGGACTGTATAACAGTACTGCTCGGGAACATTATTCATACGGTTTTACAATGTAAACCAATTGACGGAATTCATACCGAATATTTTGTAGAGACAACCACACTAACGTTGTCTAGTATGTACAACACAGCGTTAGATAAAAATGAGCGTTCACGTCTTATTGACATTGGAACCGATCTTGTCCGAGAGAACAAACGAATCGATGCCTCTTTATGTAGCAGTAATCCATCTAATCACTCAACATCATTGTGATGAAACTATTCAGAGTACTCGCAGTGATCTTGGAATCAAACTCGATCGTTTCATTACCACGAACCATTTTAACAGTGGGATAGGATTCTATGTTAAATTTGTTCATCATAGTGGCCACTTCTGCAGTCTCTTCTGTACAATCCATATCCACACATTTTACATTATATCCATTGACTTTCTTCCCGTCATGTGCTGACTTAAATTCATTCCATTCAGGGAGCGCAGTTTTGCAATGAGGGCACCAATCTACGTGAAAAAAGTATACAATCGCATCTCTATCGCGACGGTTTGCGTTTGCCACATCCTGGAATTCATTTTCCATCGTCTCCTTTTTATTTCTATTGATCCACCAATTGCCAATATAGACAAATATAGCCAACATTGCTATTATCAGGGCATATCTCATATACGGACGCCATGCTTTTTTCAATACGTCGATAAAATGCACCATACTTGTTTTATATTCTATCTGTAGATATATTTTTATTGGTTTTAGCGAACATAACGTTGTCGTAATTATTCTAAATATTCATTTGAAACGTCTATATTCAGCCACTATTTTAGTAAGAAATATAATGTTCTCATTGTATAACTACAAATCGACTCGAACATGTCAAAAACGAGGAAGAATACAAAACACAAAACGAAGCCTCTGGTATATACTATGAGTCATTACAATAGCAATGATGGTATGTTAACAAGTATATGGGGACCTGGTATGTGGCACTATTTACACACCATTAGTTTCAATTATCCAGTTCATCCCACACGCCACGATAAAACCCATTATCGCGATTTCATACTCAACTTGAAACACACCTTGCCTTGTGGTAAATGTAGGGCTAACTTGGTAGAAAATTTTAAAAAATTACCTCTCAAAATGAAATGTATGAAAAATAGAGACTCCTTCTCACGCTACATATACGATTTACATGAGCTTATTAATGCTATGTTGGGGAAAAAGTCGGGTCTTACTTATGAAATCGTTAGAGAACGATATGAACATTTTCGTGCTAGATGTACTACCTCGAAAAATACAACAAAAAAACGTGTTCATTTTGCATCACCTATTGTGAAGAAAAAAGAGGACGGATGCACTGATCCTCTATATGGCGAAAAATCAAAATGCATTATACACATTGTTCCTGATACTGGTTCTGGGGACAGTATGACGATTGATGAAAAATGTTTAAAAACCCGACTACCTGTTGAGAAGGAAAATTAACCACTCATTATGTTATTGAAAGACGGATCTTGAATATTTAGACATTTCATAATGTATAAACAAATCTAGTTGATATAAACCAATTGTGTTGGTTTATATCTTATGAAAAAAAGATATGTTATAAATATATAAATATAGAGTAAATACCACGATGCAAACTACATTACCTGCTTCCATTGATAATTCTATAAACGATAGCGATCAATCTGGGCAACAAGGGTCGAACGACACTAATCGTCCTAAACGGGCCAAATATATTCCTTTCTGGGCGGAAAATCCGAATGTTCTCTTTCAATCTAAATATATAACTGAGTTCTTTCCTGTCGCAGAAATGTCTTACACACAGCGTCTGAATGCAATCACACGTACAGTTATTGTGATGACAATCATCTCATTTGTGTATAGTCAGAGTTTCCGCGCAATTATCATGGGAATAATCACACTTAGTTCTATTTATGTCCTTTATTCTTACCACGAAAGAGAACAATCAACAAAGGAAAGCAAGAAACAGGACCAAATAGAAGGATTTAATAATTCTGTCGTTGTTGGAGACTTGTTCCGCAACAAAGGGATGTCTGTCGAACAATCTCATGTATTTGATGAACCAACGTCTAGCAATCCATTTGGAAATGTACTCGTAACTGATTATGATTATAATCCTGATAAAAAACCGGCTCCACCTGCATCAAATAGTGTAGTGGGTAAGAACATTCTATCTAAGGCAAAACAAGTCGTGTCAGATGCAAATCCAGACCATCCAGGCATTGCAGATAAACTTTTCAATGATATGGGAAGTGAACTCATGTTTGAACAATCATTGCGTCCATTTGCATCAAATCCCAGTACAACCATTCCAAATGACCAAGCTGGATTTGCTGAATTCTGCTATGGAAGTATGATATCGTGCAAGGAAGGGAATCAGTTCGCATGTGCCCGTAATCTTGCTCGCCACACCAATTAATCTATTTCCGGTCAGTGTAATTTAGCCATGTTGATATACAGATTATTTCCAGACATATACTATATTTCAACACAATGCCTCATGTATCTATTTTATCAACTATTATCGTTGCAAATGGTATCTATAATTTGATTATGGCTCTTACCATATTGGATGTTATTAATTTACCATCCGTTCGCAACATGTATTTTGATATGATCACCGAGTATGATAATAATAATTTTATCTTTGAACGATTTGTTGCCTACTCTATGTTAGCAAACGGACTGATTCGTATATTCAATGGAATTTCACTAGAGGACAAGGCGAGTCAATATGTCGTTGCAGGTTCCTATTTTTTGGAGGCACTCTTTTTGGCGAACGAGTATTTTGTCTATCACAAAGTTCATCAATTTAGCGCATGGATAACCATCGTCTTTTCCATGTATTTAGGTTATTCTATTATTTTGAATAAATTTTAATAATCGATAGGACTACAAAATACATTCTCTTCTTATAATATAATAATTTGTTCTTGTATTATAAATGACTTCTTTGAACACATACACTTTTCATAATACCGGTCGCATTGGAGCTGATTCTACAGATGAGACCCAACGCAGTGTATCCAATACACACTTTACAAATCATATGCTAACTAACTATTTTAGCAGTAATTCATCCGATGCGCATGTTAAATTCGCAATCCAACAACCAACCCTTTCTTTCAGTGGTCTTGCTAATGGCAATGGTATTAGTGGTTCCTCTGTTGACGACGAGTCAATTCTCCAAATTAAAACAGATCAGGCTCGTCCGTTGGAAAAGTTGCAATTATTTCAACGCCCTTTTGCTACCGTTCCTTATTTAGGCAGAGGTAGCCGAGATCCTGCTCTCGAATCTCGACTTATGCAAGGAGAAAATGTGTGCGATAAAAAGAGCGTATCTACAATTATGGAGAAATCCTTTGCCCAGTATGCATTATATCCAACTGACGATAAGATGAAAAAGGAATCTTCTGATGCTTCTACCCGCGTCGAAGAAGCGGCAATGGACGGGTGGGTACGCGGAGGAACGTCTACTCGCGAAATGTCAGTTGATGAACAAATGCGTCATTCCGGACGTCCCAATAGTGGAGCCTTTTAAAGTTATTTAAGGAGCATCTGTATGTATATATTTGTATATATATATATATACACTTTAGGTAGATCATGTCAGATATTAACAATGGTTTGTTGAGAAATATTAACAATGGTTTGTTGAGAAATATTAACAATGGTTTGTTGAGAAATATTAACAATGGTTTGTTGAGAAATATT